CTCCATCCTCCCGGTTGCCGGTTTCGCGGGGCCGCCGATCTTGGCGAACAGGCGGCCGAGATGGGGCTCCTCGATCATGTCGAGGCGGCCCGATCTGTCCTTGGCGGGATAGCCATGGGGATTGAACGTGTGGCAGACGAAGGCACGATAGGACTTGCCTTCCTCGTCCTTGATCTCGGTGAGGGTCAGGACCTCATCGACGATCCCGGGCAGTTCGAGCCCGGTCTTCGTTCCCTCGATCTGGGGTACGTAGATCTTGCGGTTGAAGTCATCGAGCTTCTCGTCGAGCACGCCGACGAAGACGATGTTCTTGGCGCGGGTGTGCTGGAGGTGCACGAGCCACGCGATCATCTCGCGGCCGTGCAGGCCGTATGTGCCGCGCAAGTCGGGCTTGCCGGTCTTGTCGGAGACAGCCTCGGGCTGGCCCCCGCACCACTGGAAGCACAGGCGCCCCGCGACGGTGATCGAGTCGATGAACACCGTCTCGTAGCGCTCGAGCACACGGGGATCGCCGAACTTCTGACAAACCGCGTCGAAATGCGCCTGGCTGTAGGGCTGGTCGTCACGCAGCGCCGGGTTCGGCCCGCCGATGAAGGCGGCGAAGTCCCGGCATTCCTGCCATGTGCGCGGCCGGATCGTATCCACTGCAAGGTCACCGATCGCGAGGTCGCCCGCCTCGAGGTCCAGGAACAGCGTGGTGCTGTTCATCAGCGTCCTGAGCAGCCAGGTCTTGCCCGAGCCCGGCTTGCCGAAGATGGCGGCCTTGACGCCGCGATGCTCGGCGAGGCGCTGCTCGGCGGAGATGATGGGAAGGCCCCGCATCATGAGCGCACCTCCGGTTCCGGCGACCCGTCCCCGGAGTCGAGCGGCAGAAACATGATGAGCGGCAGCGCATTGGCCAGTTCCGCGAGCCGGGAGGTCTTGCCGGCGCCGCTCTTGCCGAAGATCACGGTCTTGATGCCCCGGCGATCTGTGAGACGCCGGTCTACGGGGATGATGGGGAGTGCGCCGGTCATGCCAGCACCTCACCGGTCAACTCGCCTTCAGCCCTGTTGCCGGTCACAGCCGTGTAAAGCGCATCCAGGCGATTGGCCTCGGCCAGGCATTCCAATCCCTTGCGCCGCATGAAACGGCGCGCGTCATCGAGAAGATCGGGCTCCACGATGAGATCCGGGACCGCGACATATTCTTCTGCGCTTTCGACGAAATAGGATCTCGAGCGCAGATCGCTGACGAGTGGCGCAAAGGCGTCGCACCGGTCGGCAAAATCCGACTGGTGCTCCAGGTCACGCCGGTTGCGCAGGATCCGCTTCACCTCGGAAATGATCCCGGTGCGCAGCATCCGCATCGCCCCTTCCGCGCGAGCCTGCGAACAGGTCAGCGGGAAAGCAGCCTCCATGATGTCATCGGCGATTTTCGGGGCATTGTTGCCAAGCTGGGACGCGACGTCCCAGACGCGCTCGGCAAATGCCGCTGACTGACTGTCAAGCATCGAACCACTCCTTGATTTTGGTGAAACATTCCGCCCCCTGGGCGATGGCCTTGACGTCGAGGTGGTGAAACGGCCCCGCCCTGGCCTCGCGCATGCCTTCGTGTGCAAGCGCGAGATTGTCGTCCGTGGCCCATTCGGCGAAGGCGCGGAACGTGCCGGTGACATGCTGCCAGGCGGCCTGTTCCGGCGTTGGCGGGACATAGAGCGGGTTCCTGCGGCTGGGCTTGCGCTGGGGACGCAGTCCCCGCATGGCCGCGTCCACGACCATCTTGCGCAGCGCCGTCCGCGTCGGCTCTTCGCCGCGGGCGAGCTTCTCGTCGAGGGTCCGGCGGACGATGCCAGGGTCCGCCTCCTCGGCGTCGCGGATCACCCGGGCCTCGTGAACCTGCTTGTAGGAGAGACCGAGGTCGGCGGCGGTCGCGAGCCCGAAATCCTTCCCGTCTGGAAGGTTTTTCGGACGACCGTGAGCCTGGACATCACCGCGCTCTTGCGCCACATCATATTCGTCGGCCAGTCGGCGCTTGGCTTGCGCCTCGATCTCGAGGGCATCGGCCTGGACGCGATGCGCAGCGGCAATCAGCTCATCATGGGCATTCTTGGCCTTTGCCAGCCGGGCTGCGCGCTTTGCGGTGTCGTAGGCGAAGGACGCGACATCCTTGGCTTCGAGCACCTCGGCAGCAGTGCGGGCGTTCGCCAGGGCGGCCGCCGCATGATCGACGAGCTGCGGAAGGCTCGAGCCGGCCTGTTCGATGATCGCGGGGACGCTCATGCGTCACCTGCGATCAGCTCGAAGGTCTCCCGGCCCGCTTTGACGGTGCGCGCGGGCTCGAAGGCCTTGCGGATGTGGGGCGGCCAAGAGGCGTACTTGCGTTCCGAAACCCGAAGGCTGACCTCGATGTAGTCGCGCGGATTCTCGCCATCGGCCGCGATCCGCTCCATCAGAGAGGAGAGCTGGCTCTCGTCCCACTCGACCTTCTTGCCGAGATCGGCCACGATGGTGATGTCATAGTCGGAGAGGCGGACCACGCCGAAATCCTTCCCGGCGTCCGCACGCGCAGCTTTTGCTCGTTCGGCGTACTTCTGGTTCAGGGCGCCGTCGAGCCATGCCACTGTCAGCTTTGCCTGGCGCAGCGCCTTCTCGGCCTCCTTCTGCAGGCGGGCGAGTTCCGTGGGCGGCAGGGCAACGATCTCGGCGACCGGTAGCCGCACGAGAGCCTCGAGGGTGATGTGATTGAGGATGGTCATGCAGCTTCCCCGGTCCTGGGGTTGCGGCGCACGCCGGGGGTGGCCTGCCGAATCTGCTCCGCCTCATAGGCCTCGATGTCTTCGACGCGGTACGCGACCCGGCCACCGATCTTGATGAATTGCGGGCCTTCGCCCGTGTGCCGCCACCGCTCAAGCGTGCGGGGCGATATCGTCCAGCGAGCAGCAAGCTCGGTCTGGTTCAAATGCCTCGTGGTCATTCAGGTCTCCGTCGGTTTGTGAGCAACCGTGGAGACATCATCCGCCATGCGGAGGGTGAAACGCGGGGTGAAGGAAGGGTGAAAACCGGGGTGAAAACATGCACGAAATGAAAAAGGCCGCCCGGAGGCGGCCATTTATAAGCGGGGGAAGTTCGGGACTGTCACGACGAGGGGACGATCAGCCGCGCCCGGCCATCGTGGGGCTCGATGAATTCGCGCCACTCGTCTTTCCTGTGTTCACGGGCGTCCTTGAAGACATCCTGGAGACGCGTCCCCGCCTCATAACCTGCGAGGAGATCAGACAGGGGTACCCATTCCTCACCGCGCTCCCAGGCCTCGAACAGCATCCGGATGACGGCCTTCTTGCCCCGGCTGAACTTGTATTCACGGCCGTGGATCCGCAGCCAGCTGCCGTCGTCGGCGCAGGTCACCGGCTTTCGTGCAGCGGGCGCCCTGGCCGATCCACGGTCGAGAAACATCCCCAGCCTCTCCCGATCGATTCCGGTCTTGTCACCGTGCTGCGTGATCACATCGCGGATCGATACGACGACCGTTGCGCGCGGAATGTGCAGATCAGGAGCGACAATGGACGTCGTCAGCACGATCACACGCTGAGTCGCCGGAACGAGCAGCATCTCGGCGGCGAACTTTTCCCGGACCGCCGGATCGTGAAGCCGGCGGGCAAGGAGAACCCGAACCCCGGCCTTCTTGCGGAGCCGCGGGGTGCCGAGGTCCCATGCGCAACCCGGTATCATGACGATGGGCTTGCGCATCGCGGAGACCCCCATCAGGGCGCGCAGCATCCAGGAGGCGAACCGGTCACCATCTACCAGTCTGCGCCGGACCCCGTCCGGCGGTATCGGTGTCGGACCCGCCTCGGGATGATAGAGGAGAACTTCATTCGTGTCCGGGTCCACGATGACGGCCGCCTCCGCAAAGCCGTCAGCCGTCTCGACCCAGATCGAGTCGTGGGGCTTGCCGTCAGTGAGGATGCCCGTGGACTGAAGGCTGAGGCGATCGGCCGGACCTAGCCCGGAGAAAAACTCCGGGCTGATTTCAGGTGTGTCGTGATCGAAAACTGCAAGGAGGGTTTCGAGAAGCGGACGATCGAGCTCCACCGGCATCAGATGGTAACTTCCTCGAAGATGCCCCAGCGCCGGAGGCACTTGTTTGCGAGAAGGCGTTCCTTCGCCGTCTTCTCGGTGAGGTCACAGCCATTGGGATGGCGAAGACGAATTGAAATCTTCTTGCCCCGCGGATTGCTGCGATCAGGCTTGAACTGCACCAGGATGACGGCCTCATAAACGGTGCAATTGGCGAAGCCGGAATCCGGGGCACGTGACATGTCCCTCAACACCGACAACACATTGTCATCCTTGTCCCGGAGATCGATGGTAATGAATGCGCGGCCGTGAACCGGCAGCACCTTCAGGAGTTTCACAGTGACGGTGCTGATCCCGTCCTCCGGATCCCATGTGAACGGACTCGGATCGAGAAGCCGCGACATCCTGATACGGCGGATGGGAAGAGGCTTTGCCTCTTCGGGAATGCCAAGCAGGTGCTTGACGAATATCTGCGCGAGCTTGACACGGCTGTCCTTCGTGTTTGACACGACATCGATGGCGCCGGTTGCCGGATCGTAGCTGAAGGCGAGCTCACGGGCTGGCTGGTAGATCAGCAGATCAAGATCACTGTCACGGAACACGAGCGCGCTGTTTGGCATGCATTCGCGGTAGACGGATACGTGGACAAGCTTGCTGACCGTTCCATCGTCCGCGATTCGCTCACGCTCGAAGACTTCCGCCTTGCAGACGTCACCCTCGGCGAAAAGAGCCTGGACCTCCTTTTCGAGAGCGCTCAGGGCCGCGGCGTCGCGGCGCACGGTCCTTCCCGGAGAGCTGACGAAGCCGTCCCACGTGCGCACGCTGCGTGCGTTCTCGAAGAAGCAGACGTCGGCGGCCTGATCGAACTTCCGGCGGTCGGAGGTATAGAGCCACAGGGCCCGGGCATAATGTGATTCCATCGCAGTGAGCTTCGCCCTTGTTGCGGGATCGACCACCGACAGAATTGCGGCCTGCCCCACCTCCGACGTCATGCTATCGATTCGCTCGGCTTCCAGAGCGAGGCGATTGCGGGTCACCTCATCGAGCCGGTCCACGACGCCGAGAACCTGTTTGAGAACTGCGTTCTTGGGGCCGGCCCATGCCACCGCCGAGCCAAGGAACTCGTCGCTGCGGCTTGTGAAGTAAACCTTGAGATCGTCTCCAGGGGTGTGGCGGATGAGTTTGGCGATCGCGGCCATGGATGGGTGCTCCTTTCAGCAGAATCCGTTGATCCGCTAAAGAGCGTAGAGAAGTGCGCAGAGCAGTCAATCGAAAAAATACGCTTTTCAGCGGATTTGCGGGTACAACTACGAGAACAACGCCGCGTGACCCCCGCCAGCGGACAGCAGTCTGAGCGCCAGCAACCGGATTCGTGCCGCTTCTTCAGAGACCTGGTATTCGACCTTCACCGACTGAATGAGG